AGGCGTCGTGAATCATCAGGCGCGAGCCCGCGCCCATGACGATCTCGTCGGCGCCGAGGATGACGATCGTCGCGGCGGATGCGGCGAGGCCATCGACGAACGCTGTCACCTTCGCCTTGTTCCGCGCGAGCGCGTTCATGATCGCAACACCGTCGTCGGCGATTCCGCCGGGCGAGTTGACGTACATGGTGATCTCGTCGACGTCGAGCGTGTCGAGCTCACGGACGAGGCTGGGAGAGGCCACGTCGTCCCACCACTCGTTGCTGCCGATGGTGCCGTAGACGTGCAGCGACGCAGAGCGGCTCTCCTCGTCGTGCTGCATCCGGAACCAGTCGCGGCCGGCGAGCAGGTCTCCGATATTCGATGTGGTGCTCATGCGGCCTCCTCAGGCTCGTTGTTCGGCATCCGGTTCACGTCGGGGCCGTCACCAGTCAGGTCGGCACCCGCGAGTCGGATGAGTTCGCGTGCTTCGTCCTGGCGCAGGGGCACCTTGTCCGTGGCGAGGTACACCTTCTGCGCCGTCTCTGCGGCGGCGCGCGCGCGCTCAGCGGCGGTCGATTCGTCGTCGGCCTCCCGGAGGAGAGCTTCGACGGGGAGGCCCCAGCGGTCGCGGACATACGCGCGCAGCGCCTCGTCGACGACGAGCGCACCGCACTCGATGAGCGCCTTGATGACCTCCGCGGTGACCGGCTGACGTTCGCCGATCGGAGCGGGGACCAGGCGGGGCGCCGGCTCCTCTGGCCCCCAGTTCGCATCGACGAGATCCTCGATGACGTGCTGGTCGACGACGTCGGCGACGTGGTCGGCGATCGTGTTCAGCGAGTCGGTGAAGAAGCTGCCGAGCACGTCGCTGAGTGCGTACGAGCCCTTCGAGTTGTTGCCGCCGAGGTTGAGGAAGTTCGCCAGCACCGCGCGAGCGATCTGCTCGTCGTAGTAGCGAATGGCCTGATCGGTGTCGGGGAGCTTGCCCGTGACGCCGACGAACTTCATGTCCGAGCCGTGCGGGAGGCTGACGCCAGCGGCGTCTCCCGAGCGCGCTTCCTTGGCGATCTTCTCGTTGTTCGCGATCTGCTCATCGAGCCAGGCGACAGCGGCGTCGAAGTCGTCGCTTTCCGGTGCCTCGGCAGAGATGACGACGGGGAGGCCGAGGCCGTTGCGCTCGGCGGTCAGCGCCTGGATGCGCAGCACGCGGTCCTTGAGCACGAACATCTTGTACGCGGCGCGCAGCAGCGATTCGCCGATCCAGTTCGCGCCTTCGCGCTCGTTGACGAACGCGACGACCCGGTCGACCGGGATCCGCACGTCGTTGCGGCCGGCGACGCCGTGCTGCTTGATCGCGACGAGGCCGCCGTCTGAGGCGACCTCGATGTCGGAGATCGTGCGCGGCGGGCGCCAGGCGAGCTTGGCGATGTGCGCGAGCCCGTCATCTCCGATCGAGTAGACCTGCTCGAAGAAGCTGTGACCGTAGACGAGCTCGAGCAGCGCGAGGCGGAGGAACTCGTGGAACGAGAATCGCCCCTTGCGGCGTCGCGGCGCAACGAACGGCTTGCCCTTGACCGCGAGGCCGAGGTCGCGCGCGACGTGTTCCGTGACCTCGTCGCGGCATCCGCTGCCGTCGATCACCCAGTCGGTGCGCATCAGCGGCAGGGTGACCGCGCGGAGAACGGACTTCACCTGCGGGTCTTCGCGCCGCATCCGGTCGAAGATGTTATTCGACTGCGGCCACTGCAGGTCTGGGTTCCGCTCTCCGACCCAGGCGAGAAGCGACGCCCACGTCACCACACCGGGGTCCGCCTGATATCCGATCTCGGTCAAGGCGGGCCTCCTTCTCAGAACTGGAACGTCGCGAGGTTCACCTCGCCGCGCTCGACGTCTTCACGCCGGATCACCCGCGGCGCTGGCGGCGGCGGTGTGCGCTTCTTCGGCGTGGCCTCGGACTTGAGGACGCCCCAGAGCGCCCAGGTGATGGCCTGCGCCATCGTCACGGGCTTGGTCGGGTCGGACTGTTCCCACGTCACACCGGCACGGCCGATGTTGCGCGTCGTCGCCAGTTCGAGCGACTTCGTCACCTCGGCCTGATCGCGGTGCGGGACGAGCCCGGCGTTCACGTGCTCGATGAACAGGGTGTGCGCGGCGGCGATCTCATCGAGGTTCATCGCGAGGTACTTCACCTTCGCGCGATCGAGGGCCGATATCACCGAGGCTGCGTTCTTCGAGTCGAGGACGACGAGGGCGTTCCCGTGCTCGGCCTTCAGCTTCTTGAGCATGGGCGCGATCCAGCGCGTGCCACTCTCGGTGTGCAGGTGCTCGACTGCGATCGTCTCGGTATCCACACGCGCGGCCGCACCGATCGTGCCGTACCCGCCTCCTCGGCCGAGCGCGAGCGCGAGGACGGCGCCGTCGCCGCTGACTCCGGCGTCTGCACGAGCGTGCCGCTTCCACACCTCAAGGTCGAGCTCGGACAGCTTCGCCGCGACCTCAGGTCGGCGGCTCGGCCAGATCGAGCAGCGCTGACGGGCGAACGCATCGGGGTTCGTCTGGCCCATCCGGTTCCAGTCGTCCTCGACGGTCTTCCACGCGAGTCGGATGCCGAGGCCAGGGTTCCCCTCGCGCCATGTCTGCGGGTCGCCGAGATCGATCTTGGCCGCGAGGTCGGGGTCGTCTGATCCGACGGGTGTGTGCTCGATCCAGCCGGTGCGCTCGAAGCCACCCTTGCGGCCGCGGTCTCGCAGCCCCTCGAAGTATTCGCCGTCCTGGTCCTCTTTCGGGACCGTGCCCGTGAAGAGGACCTGCTTGTTCGGGCTCGCGTCCGTCGCGGGTAGCAGCGCCTCGAGGATGGTCAGCGGTGAGTGCTGCGCCTCGTCGACGATGAGCACGTCGAAGGACGCGCCGACCCCGGCCGCGCCGGTGCGGGTGAAGAAGACCAGGCGGTTGCCGTTCTTCAGCTCGATCGACCAGTTACCGTTCCCTGTCGAGATGCCGGTGACACCCTGCGCGGTCTGCTTGCCACCGCCGACGAGCTCGGCGCGAAGGATTGGTGACGCGAGGATGATCCGGCGAGCGCGGCGGAACGCCTCACGGGCGGTCGCGCCTTCGTGCGCTGTATGGCCGATGAGCTTCGGCGCTTCGTCTTCGCGTGGCCAGAGGTACAGGTGGGCGAGCTCGTACGGGAGCAGGATGTTGCCCTTGCCCTGCTGGCGCGAGACGAGGATCCCGAACTCTGTTGCCGCCCACTGCCCTTCGTCGTCGATCGAGGCAATCGCCTCAAGGGCGCCTTCCTGCCAGGGGTCGCACTGGATGCTCGCGAGGTCGCAGATGTCGAGCACATCGTCGACGAGAGTGTCGGTGCGGCTAAGCGGTAGCGCCCTTACCCGCGGCTCTTGCAGCCCGAGCTGCGCGGACTTGGGCGAGTTGGTCGGCAAGGGTCAGCTCCTTCGGCGTCTCGGCCGGGCCGCGGGTCGCTTCGACGGCGGCCTGGAACACGCGGGCGAGTGGAGCGAGTCGGGTGGGGTCCTTCTCGGCGACGGCGACGAACGCGGTGCGGAGCGTGTCGACGATGAGCTTCATGTCGTCGGGGTCTCCGGCATCCGTCGTCGGCGGAGCCCCGGGCTCGCTCGTCGTGGTTGTCGCGTCGAAGCGCGGCGACTTGCGGTTCGAGGACTTGCGTCCGGCTTCGGTGTGCGCGCGGCGGCACGCTTCGTCGGGCTCGACGCCCTCTCGGAGGTGTCGACGGTAGGCCGCGTCGGTGCCGCAGGGTGCCTTGGGGCGTCCCATAACTCCCCCTGACTCCCCAATTCCCCCATGCGCCGTTTTTACCTGCGGAGAGAGCTGCCAGGACCGCGCGGGAGGTGGGCAGCACCGGGGCGACCCTGGATTTTCTGGCGACCTGTGTGCGGCCGCTCAGCGGTCCCGCATGGTCGCGGTGGCCCACGCGATGCGCAGGAAGCCGAGAGCGAGGCTGAGGCGCCACCGGCGGCTGTTGAGCACTGCTCCGGGACCAGGGCGAGCTGCCGTCAGCTTGGTCGGCAGGGTCGCTACCTCTACAGGCTCACCATCAGCGACGATGAGCAGCACGCGAGTGGTGATGGTCCCCACGGCGACGGCCATCAGTCGGCCTCGGTCGTAGCGAGTGACGGGCCAGCGTGCGCCATGAGCTCGGCGACCACGTCAGTGGGCAGCTCCGGCGTCTCGACGATCTCGTCGGCGATGATGCCGTACGAGGCATGCGGACTCCGGGGCGTGACGATCGCGACAGGCTCGATGCCCAGCGACTCGGCGTGCTCCTGCCCTGCGGCCTTCGTGGGTGCGAGCACGATGATGCGGCGCTTCGGGTCAGGGGCGACGTCAGTGCCCTCGACGGCGCGGCGCTCTGCAAGCTCGGTCAGCGCGTCGGCGACCTGCTCGTCGAAGTCAGCC